TGATCGTTTCTACATTGCAAACCCTCTTGATTTTGGTTATAACGATTCTACCGTTGTAATCGTAGACAATAATACTATCGGCGAAACATATACTCTTCCTCTCTATAGAAATGCACAAACTAACAGTACTTACGCAACAAATAATTTCAGTTTCAATGCATACGATACAGCGGCTGGCTCGACAGCTAGTTTTGTTTCAAACTTTTCTGGCTTTGACTTTTCAAACTTTAAAGCGTTATTGCAAGCAAAATATGTATTGCAGGGAGCAAACGCACAAACAGCCCTTCTTTACAGGTCTACTGCCTGGGGAAGAAGTGGGGAATACATCAATGTCGCTTATGTCTATCCGAGTTCAGCTAATCAAGCTATCAGTTCTAGTATCTCAATTTCTCCATCGAATAATGTAAGTGCCCAAATCATCCTTGCTTCTGGCAATCCAGTTCTTACCAATACCTCCTCTAATACTCAATGGAACGTAACGATTGCTGCTAATAATCCAACTGCAGGAATTGATCAGGTTACTTATACTTACAATGGAACAGGTAATGCTCCAAACCTTAATTTATCTGGCGGAGAATATGTCACAATTCTTCCTTCAACTGGATTCAATGTAGCAAATACAGGAACTTTTAGAGTTTCAACCACTTCTGGTTTCTCTCCTACTTCTACATCATTTACTGTACAGAGACCAACAGGCGTTGCAGTTGCTCAGTCTAACGTTGTTACGAGCGTTCTTAACGGAATTTATTTCTATCAAGCTTCTCCGACTACTGCTGCTCAGATTAATACTTACGTAAACGCAAATCTTTCTAATTACTTCACCACCACCATCGTAAATGATGGCGGTACTTCAGGATATGGTGTGATTGTACTTAGCACTTATGAAGATAGCGGATTCACAACTAAATCGTACTATCTCAAGGACGGTATTAATTGGATCGCAAGCTCTAATGTATCTGGAAGTCCTCAATTTACTTTTAAGAGACCTCTTACTTACGCTAGCGATACTGGATATGCGTTTAACATGGGAGACCAAGTAAGACTCGTTCCAACCACTATCGACCAAGTTCAGAGATTATGGTCTATCTTGGCAGTAACTGGTTTCACCACCGTAGGAAATGTTGAAACTTCTGATCGTGGAACTCGTCTTCAATTGGCGACTAATACAGTTGGATCTGTCGGATCAATTCAAATCGTAGGTGGAAGTGGTAACGAGTATACTGTCCCAGTTCTTACTTCTGGTGAGTTACTTGGCAATAATGCAATGATTTTCTCTGCAAATAGTATTGCAAGTCAAGCTGTAGCGAGCGATCAATGGTTCAGAGTTGCAGCTCAAAATTATCAAAATAAAAATGTAGGTTTTGGCGCTAACACAAGCGTTACCGTATTAAGCAATACTCCTATTAGCGGTCAATCTACAGTTATCCTAGAAAACCAAACAGCTGGGCAGCTTTATTTTGGCAGCCCAAGAAATTTCGTGAGAGTTTCTGGCGATACCTTCAGAATTGAAAAGCAAGGTGCTCTTGCCTGTTTAAGCTGGAATGGCGTAGGATCTTCTCCTAACTTTAGCACAAATCTTAACTTTAATGATTCTGCTGGCTGGACCCTAAACGTGGATTCTGGTGGAACTTATAGTGTTGCTACTGGAAACACAAATTTCGCAGCGCTTTCAATCGGAGATTTAATTAACGTTACTGGCGCTGCTAATGCAGGAAATAATGGATCTTTCTTCGTAGAAGGCGTAACAGGAACTTCTTTTAAAGTATCAAATCCAAATGTTGTACCTGAAACCGGCACCACAATTGCTGCGGGTGCATTTACCTCAACCTCTTCTGTTTCCGAAGGCGATACTGTAATCCTAGATTCTCCTTTCTCTCCTCTCAATCAAGGAACGTATCGTGTAATCAGAATGTTTAACAATAGTATCTGGTATGAGAACAGCAATGCAATCGAAGAAGAGATCTTCTGCGCTGCAAATACAATCTCTACTGGTTACGATACAAGTTCTGTTTTTAATGTAGTGGCTTCTTCTGGAACCCAAACCCTCGTATGGACCGGTACCGGAACTTCTCCTAATTTACAAAACGTATTACCAGGGGATATCGTTACTTTTGGATCAGGTTTTACATCTGCTAACCAAGGTAGTTTCATGGCCACCAAATCTGGACCTTCACAAGTTCAAATTGCCCAATTCACTATGCCAGCAGGAAGCACTTTCGCATCGTCTGGTGCTGCTGATTACTTCGAACTTTACAATGGTGGCAATGCAAATCAATACTATGTATGGTTCAATGTTTCTGGTGGCAGCAATACCGATCCAGCTCCAGTCGGCTTCACTGGTATCGAAGTAACTATCAATTCTTCTGATTCTTCTGCAACCGTAGCGAATGAGTTGTACAATGCCCTTAACGGACATTTGACAGCAATCAACGTTTCTGTTTCGTCTAATGTTGTTACTGCTACCTGTACTGTTGCTGCAGCAACAAACATTCCTGTGAATGTGTCTATGCCAGCCGCTTTCGGCTTCGTTGTCACTCAATCTGGTCAAAGATCATTCTTAAGCGTAATTAATCCAGCTGCAGTAAATCAATCTGGACTTTCAGCCGTTACATTCTCTGTAAATAGACCTCAAATCGAATTTTTCCAATACGATGCGACTGTTCCTGGTGACAAATTAGTTATCAATGGATCAGTTTTGGGCGCAGGAAATGCCGGAACCTATCAGATCTTCGAGGTTCTTAGTCCAACTACTGCAATTATTACCGGCGTTGTTTCTCAGCAATACAACACTAACCTTTCTACTAATTCAGTTTCTTTATCTGTCCAAGAAGGACATGCCTATACTGGATATAAACAAGTTAAATTTGTTGCTGCACAACCTGGAACAACTAACTTTAATAATATCGTGTTTAATACTTCTGCTCAATTCGATAAGATCAACTTGTCTGGCAATGTAGGACTTACTTCTTTAGGTAAGTTGAATTTCCCTACCACTTTTAGAAGTGGTATCGACAGCTATAATTACGATATCGGCTTGATCGGTGAAGCAAATAGAGTTATTTACGGAGATCCAAGAGATTCCATCACTTATCCTGGAGTGAACGCTGCCGGAACAGATATCTTTATTAGAGAGCCACTCCTGAAACGTATTCAGATCGCTCTTGCTATTAGAACCAACATCGGCGTATCTTTTGCTCAAATTACATCTCAAATTCAATCTACCGTATATGCTTTGATTCAGTCAAACCCACTTGGACAAAGTATCGACCTGTCTTCTATTGTTGAAGCCGTAAGAGCAATTCCGGGCGTTACTTCTGTAGTAATTACAAATCCTGCTTACTCAGTTGCTTCAGACGAAATTCAACTGGTAACTGGTGAAAAAGCTTTCATCGCAAATCAAATTTCTGATATTTCGGTTTCTTTGATAGGTTCATAATATGGCAGTAACGACACAAGCACAAGAATACAAAAGACTTCGCAGCTATCTCAATCCGATGTTTAAGGGCCCAAAAGTCGATGCCGTATTAAATGCGTTGGCCACCAATTCCGCCTATCTAGTAAATAACATTCAGGCAGTAAATGACAGTCTTTATGTAGCAACTGCGCAAGGCGAATACTTAGATCTAGTTTTATCTAACTACGGTATCGTCAGAGATCCTACTATTGGTCTTAGCGATGATGTTTTTAGGACCATCGGTATTCAGGTTAAAAACAGAAAGCAAGTTAGGGACTTAATCAATAAGATTCTAGACGCTATTTTTGGTGATCAGTTCGTAAAAACAACCAGTAATTCTCAGAATTTTGAGCCATACGCACTTCAAGATGGCGATACGCTCATGATTAATTTTGACGGTACTGGAACTCATACAGTTACCTTTTCTACTAGTCAATTTACTAGCATTGCAGCAGCAACCGCACAAGAAGTTGCTAACGCCATTTCAATCGGACTTAGCAATCTAGGGGTCTCTGGAAGTGCGATTCTTAATAATGATGGTAATGGAAATTACGTTCAATTAATCAGCAGCACAATTGGTGCGTCATCTTCCATTACTGTTTATGGCGGTCGAGCACAGAACGTTCTTTTGTTCCCATCAACTGTTCCGACTGCAGGCAACTTTTCTACCCAGTGGACTATTTCTCAGCAACCAGGCGGTAACTTAAGGTATACTTGGTCTGGAGGAGCAGATCCAGGACTAGGGGATGTAGAAGCAGGCCAATACGTAAATATTTATGGCGGTGGGTTTACTTCTTCTAATAACGAAGGAACCTATACTATTGTATCCGCTCAAGGTGGTGCAATTAACTCTTCATATTTTGAAATCTATAGTCCAACCGGAGTTCCTGGAATTATTGTTCAGGGTACAGATTCTGCCGTACAGTTTTTTGCGCCAATCAGAGAAAATATTTTAAGCAAATCATATTACGCAGCTGTTTATCAGACCGAAGCCAATATTTTACAGATCTTTGTTCCAGCAACTACCCAAGTCATTCAAAGAACTAGGATCGGATCTGCACATTTACACGGTATCTCTGAGGCACCGCAAACACAATTAATTTTCGAGGCTGCAAGTAATTTCAATGCTTCTGGAGCTGGAAGCTATTATCTTATTAATGATTTGGGAAACGCCTATCAGTATTATGTTTGGTTTAATTTCGGCAGCAACACTGATCCAGCAATTCCAGCATATACTCCTATCGAAGTAAACGTTAGCTCTGGCGATAGCGCAAATACTGTGGCTCAAAAAGCGTACAATGCTATTGTTGCTGCGATTCCTACTCTTACTCTTTCTATCTCAACCAACATCATTACATTAATTTCAGAAACCGTCTCGACAGTTGCGGATAATGGCCCGTCGCAAGCAACTACGCTTGGACCGTACATTTATGACACAAGTCAGGGCTTTACTATTGGTGGAGCATCAACTACTTTGACTTCTGCGGTAAACGGTGAAACTGGACAGATTATCAATGTTGCTAGTTCTGTTGGATTCCCAAATACTACTGGGTATTTAATCATTAATTATGGATGCGAAGATCAAGAGGGTCCAATTCCATACATTGCAGCCCCTTCAAGTGGAACCCTTCTTATTAGTCCGGCATATTTTATTCAACAGGCACATGCGGCAGGAGCGTCAGTTCTTTTGGTTGCCGACAAGAGCCCAATTGTACTTCCGACAGATGGAAGTGCCTACCAACCGTATTTAACCGATACAGCTAGTGGTCGCGTATATGCACAAAATTTAATTGATACTGTTGTGGCTGCCGGGGTCACAGTAGTCTATACTATTCTTTACCCGAATGACATTGGATTAGGAAAATGGGGAACGCCTTTTTCAGAAGTAGCTTACGTCTACGGACCTTAAGGAAAATTTATGCCATCAGCAAATCAAAAAAGTATAATTTTATCGGGAGCGCTGGTTAGATTGTATGTAAACAATCAAATCTATAAAGTTGCTCAAGATGTAAGGTTAGAGCTTGATACCGGCGAATATGCCATCTATGGTATCAACTCCCCTTATCCTCAAGAACTAGCCGGTGGCGGACAAGTTGCCATTAGAGGCTCAGTGCGAGGATTAAGGGTACAGCAGTCTGGCGGCGTTCAAGGACAAAACTTGAGACCCCTATTTTCTGATTTAGCTGCATCAAACTATGTCTCTTTAAGACTAGAAGATAGATCTACAGGCGAGACTATCTGGAGTGTTCCCAAAGCCAAGATCACAAAAGTTAGTGACGCGGCAATGATAAAAGCTACCTACAAAGTCAGCTTCGATTTTATGGGACAAGTTCTTTTCTGGCCTCTTGATCTTGCGTAATACTGCTTTTTAGCAATTTATTCAACATCATTCGATATGCATGAAATGTATTTAGCGCATCTAAATCAGCGCGGTGGGCGGGTCCTTGAAATTTAACGCCTATTTTATTGCATGCATTTTTTAATCCACCTTGAATTTGGAGTCCATTGGCAAATCTCCAAGAAACAAATAAGGTCTTAGCATCAATCCAACGACGACCAAAGCACCACCTTTTGTCTTCTTGGTCCATTCCCAATTGGTCTAAAAGTTCTTTGCTATCGCCTCCGCCCCACGTAATAGTGTTAGTAAAGGATTTGTGCCTTAAATGCATCTCTCTTAATACTAAATAGGCTTCTTCTAAAGTCACTCCGTTATTTACATCTTCTTGAGTAATTCCTGTAAGGTTAATAATGAATTCAGTAAGTTGTTCTTTTGGATTTACAATAATAGAAAGCTTTTCTAGAATTTCACCAGTAACGATATTTCCTACAACAGCGCCAATTTGTATAATTTTTTTTGAAGGCTGTGCCATCTCCAAGTCTAAAGAGGTGAAGATTTCAATTGGTTTATTTTCTTTGTTCATTTAAGATCGTCCTAATCACTTCTTCTACAGATATCGGTCTCATATTATTTACATCGACTCCCACATTGATCATAAGAGATCCATTAGGAGTTATCTTGGTCTTCCAGGCTCCGTGAACGTGCCCGTGCAGAAGAATATGTCCCCTATCTACAGGCCTAAAGGATGGATACCGTTGATCAAAATCTGGATTTGGGTCATAATAGGGCAGATGACTAAGGAGAACCTGTTTATTGTCAATTATCATCGTATCTTCCAACTTGATAGATAGGAATCCGGCATCAAAGTATATTTTACGGAATTTCTGAAGTTTTTCTGGGTTCTTAGCATGTAAGGGGTGACAATGATCGTGATTTCCCGCAATAAGATGGTGTTGACCGTTAAGTTTTGACAAAATCAAACTAGGAGCGGTCTTGTTAAGAGAAAAATCCCCAAGATGATAGACCGTATCTTCTGATTTAACCACAGAATTGTGACGTAAAATTATTTCTTCATTCATTTCCTCAATTGTAGAAAACGGACGATTACAATATTTTATTACGTTGTTGTGAAAAAAATGTTCATCACTGGTAAACCAAATCATATGCTATCTCCTTCCGCTAAGAATGCTACTTACATAACTATCGGATATTCCCAATTTTTTAGCAATATCCTTTTGGGGCAAACCTTTATTTTTTAGGGTTTTTATTTCAGCCTTAATACGTTTAGCGGTTTCGTATCGACTCTCCGGTAACGATAAATCTATTTTATTCCATTTCCTGTCTAAAATCGGCAATTTTAATTTAATTGCCTTTTTTTTCAAAAAATTAAGGATCTTCCTATCAGAAAAATACGTTTCTACATACCCACAACTATTTATGTGGGTTGTCCATTTATCCCTATGTTTTTCTATTTTTGATTCTACGTAAACCTGTTTTTCGAAAAATAAATAATTATTAATCCAAGAAGAATGCCCCTTTATAGTAAGAACGCAATCCTTTCTGCCTGTCTGTTTTTTTATGCATCCATCCCCATCAATAAAGCCACACAAAAAAGATAAAAATAAATCACCCGCTAACCAATCTATTTTAGGGGGAGTGGTTGTCTTATTGGCGCTAAAATCAAATTTCTTAGAAAACTCTTCTACTATGATCGGATCTTGAATTGTGACAGAACAACTTGGGTATTCCTTCGCATGCTCTTTATAGTTTTGTGTTTCTAAAAAATTAGCCAATTTCTTCAAATGTTCCGAATCTTTGATGGCTAAAGTTACCTGCAGCCTTTTATTTCTATCTATATGTCCATCAGCTGCTATGAATCCGGCCCAATAATAAGCTTCGGGGGTTTGCAGGAGAAGTTTGGAGGCATTCCCATTTCTATTTTGGGAATCTCTACGGAGACCTAACTTAACGGCCTGAATTTTTACTCCATTGTATGTCCTTTTTGGCAGCAAAGAAAGTAACGTTTCTGTAGATTCAGAAAAGTATTTTTGTTTCAAGACATTGTTTTCTTCTAAGCTCCAACGACAGCGAGATATTTTCATAATATTAAGATTGCCTCTGTTGCCAATCCGATGTAAAATATCTCATTTTCTCTACTCATTACATGATAGCTTATCTCGGATATCTTCGGCAAGTTTTTTCTGAACTCTTTTTACGTACTCTAGGTTCCTTGGTTTTCCTGGACTTTTCTTGCTTTCCATATAACTTCCCGCATTGTAAGCTGACGCCAACTGACACCAGTCTTCTGCTCCGTATCTTTCTTGTTGATATTTTAGATAAAGACTGGCGTACTTAGCATTCACTTCAGCCTTTCTTAGATCGGTTAGAGTGCCTTTGTAACCAAGCATCTCGGCGGTCTTAAGTTTTACCATGCAAATTCCCACACTAGGCGAGCCATGATCTTGTGCCACGTATGTTTGGGTAAAGTCGTTTGATTCGTATCCGCAGATTGCGTAGAGCAGCAGTCCCGATACCTTAGCAGCTTTCGCCGCAGAAAAAATGATTGAATAATAATTCATTCAATACCTCCAAAGACAATAATAGCGTACAATTAGTGGCTTTACAAGACTTTTAATCCGTAGTAATCTTATAGAGATAGATACAACTCAACATGATTGGTTAATTATATGAATTTATTGGAATTAAACGTTAAGACTTGTACTAATTGTAACGAATCAAAAGAAATACGTAGTTTTGGTAAGCACAGTAGGAATAGGGATGGATTAAATACAGAGTGTAAATCGTGTAACAGCACTAGAGTTTTGCTTTGGCAAAAACAAAATAAGGATAAAGCCAATAAAAAAGCCGCAAAATGGGTAGACAGCAATAAAGAAAAGCGAAAAGAGATATCTAAAAGGGATAACGATAAAAGAAAAACTGAAAAAATAAAGACAAGGCTGTTAAAAACATATGGAATAACATTTGAGCAATACAATCTTATGCTTACAGAACAAGAAGGTAAATGTAAGATCTGCAATAAGGAAGAAATCGGGACCGACAAAAGAAGCGGCAAAAAAACTTAATTTGGCTGTGGATCATTGTCATAAAACGGGCAAAGTAAGGGCGCTTCTTTGCGGAAGATGTAATAGAGCACTAGGACTTTTTCAGGACACTATATTGTTATTTGAGGAATCAATAAGGTATTTAAGAAAATATGAATATTAAGGCTGATTTTAGCACATATATTGATGGAAACGGACTGCTTGCCCCAGGCCCACAATCTCAACCCGCAATAGGCAGGGGAAGCGATAACGGGATCATGTTTACTGCAGAATATTACGACATACTTCAAAAAAGTGGTCAATTAACTAATCAAGATAAGATAGATTTTGCTCAAAAAATCAATCAATGCATTTATCCACAAGGCATACTAAATAGAGTTCCTATTGGGCAAACAGATTCTCAAGAGGAGGTCGATGATTTTTATGGCGCTCTTTCTGGATGTAAATTATTGGAAAACACTGGCATGCCTAGAAAATTTCTAGCGGCGATGTTCAAATATGGAACTTTTATGGACTCCACCAATCCTGGTAAATGGGGAAACTGGAATGCTTTCATGCTAAGACAACCTCAACTCTTAGCGTGTATGGTTTCTGCAGGATTCCCAAGTTTTATAAAGCCGATCGATTGGATAATGAGAATTTTAGCATTTCCGTTTTATTTGTATGTTGCTATTGTGATCGCTCTCAGTTGCATTGGAACCGATATTGGCAATACAGACGCTAGACGCCTCGCCTGGCACTTAATTCAAGCGACTGCACCAACGAGCCTAATGTGCTGGCTTGCCTCTAAAATATGGTATTCTAGGCTTTATAGTGATTATCCAGCAGGCATGAATGATGTTGCGGCTATTTATTATCAGCCCAAAAACACTAATCCATACTCAAAGTACTGGATAACTAAATAATTTTATTAAATTTAATAAAAAAGCTTACTAAATTTAATAAAAAAGCTTACTAAATTAGTAAGTATTTGATTTTACTTCTTAAATCTATCGAAATTCAATAAAGCTGCAGCGAGTTCTTCTGGGCTAGTAGGCTCCCAACAACCAGATTCGATACCATACCAGATATCCCCATTCTGTAAAAGAACGGCAACCTGGGTGTCATGTGCCCAAATCGTTCCTGCTTGTCCTGTCATAACCATTACAACTGTTCCTGGCTTAAGTTTCATCTTTGCTCTCTTTTTTTAGAATACCTTTAACGTCCGGGGTGTATTTTTGGGATTTTGTTCGGTTCTTGCAACCGGTCTCATTGCATTTTCTGAAGTACCACGTGTCATTTTGTTTATTGTAAAGAAAGATCTCTAGAAAGCCACCGCAACCACCTTCATTACATGCCCATTCTTTTCTTAATTTATCAAGGATATCATTAGGTTGCTGTTTTTTCTCTGGTTTTTGATGTTTCTTAATTGTCTTGTTTAATTGTCCATATTCATCCAGATCGATCCTAGCCAATCTTTTTCTGAGCAAGTCGTTTTCACGCTTAAGTCTTTGTATTTCAAAGCGAAATTCTTGTATTCGACTAAGTTCTTTTCGGCCAATTCGAGCTTTGCCCATGGAGTACCTCTAGGTTACTTCTATCTACTCTACCATAAGATTGATCTTATTTCAAGTTTTATGATATAATATAGTTACTGAGCAAAGGCAGCAATCTTAAAGTATGTTCTTGTATGAAATAACCAATAAAATAAACGGGATGGGATACGTAGGTATCACAAAAGGACGAGTAAAACACCGTTGGTGGTCTCATAAAAAGGATCTAAAAACAGGAAGGCATGGAAATCGATGGCTACAAAGAGCCTACGACAAGTATGGGCCTGACGCTTTTGAGTACAAAGTAAGACAAAAATGTAACTCTATAGAAGAATTGAGTAATTTAGAAAAAGAGGTCTTGAAACAAGAGAAAGATCGTCTTTATAACATAAAAGAAGGTGGATACGATGCCCCTCCCGTTAAGCATACCGAAGATGGAAAAAGAAGGATTTCGGAATTTCACAAGGTACCGGTAATAGGTATGTCAATAAAAACAGGTGAAATCAAGGAATATTCTTGTGGTAAGGATACAGCATTAGATGGATTTAATCCTAAAAATATAGGTAAGTGTTGTCATTTATCGGTTTCTAAGGCTGGTGGAAGGGTACAACAAGCTATTTCTACTGGAAAATGGGTTTGGATGCTTAAATCGGAATTTAATTTGGAAGAAATGAAAAGAAGAGCTGAAATGGCAAAATCTAGAGGCAATAACAATCAATCTAGAGCCATAATCGGAAAATCTTTGATAGATGGCTCAATTGTTAATTTTAAATCGTGCTTGGAGGCAGGAAGCGTGCTTCATGGAAGCCACCAATCCATACATAGTGTTTGTAAGGACAAAAATGTCAAATCTCATAAAATGTATGTTTGGGTTTTCGCGGACGAGGTTGAGGCAACAATCTTATTAGAGAAGCGATATCTATATGCCAAAAATCGATTTAATGGCAAGCGCGTTATTAGATTGAAATCTAAGCGTTTAAATATAAAAAAGCTTAAGGGAATCAATTAGATGGCTATATTAACTACTTCAAATTTGTTGTCGGAACAGCGATACGGAGTTTCAGATGCCCGACGAATTGAGTCTGGGGTTCGTAATGACTTTGATACGATGGTTACCGCCATCCTTACCAATACGACCCAAGGGTACATTGTTCGTGGATTCAACATATTAGTAGCTGGAGCCATCGGAGCCCCTGCAAACGGCTTACAGCTCGTTGCGGATCCTGGTTCAGTGATGAACATCAACGCTTCTGTATCAGGTACCATTTTCCAGACTCCTTCAGGGACGCCCAATCAAGTATTAAACGCTGCAACGAATACCAATGTATCTGGGTCTTTTGCTCCAAATTCCACCAATTATGTAGGTATAGATTATAATAGATTCGCCGATTCGTCAACTGATGAGACCAAATATATTTGGAGTGCCGCTGCTAACGATGAAATAACAACTATCGCCCCTGCAGCACAGACATTAACTTTTAAAGTTTATATTACGACCTCAGTATGGGCGGTCAACGTACTTCCTATTGCTATCGTAACAACCGACTCAAATGGTAACGTTGTATCCATATCCGATTGTCGTTGGATGTACAACAGTCTTGAAACAGGTGGACTCAATCCAAACCCAAGTTATGTGTACCCTTGGGCTGCCGGTAGAAATCAGGCCCCGGTTACAACCACTTCAAATTCCGTAGATCCATTTAGCGGTGGAGATAAGCAGCTTGGATCCGACAAAGAGTGGAAGAATGCCATCATGTCGATCCTTCTTGAGATTAAGGGAACGCCTCAGTGGTTCTCTGGATCTTCTGGCGGAGGAACACCTCCTTCGATTCAAAGTATTTTCCAGGATTTAGGAAACACTGTAGTTACCGGTGCCGGTGAAATCTCTAATGGTATCTTACCAAATTCTGATCCTATTCTTGTAACTTCTGGAAACATCACTGCTGGCAGTAACACGATTGCATCTGCAGCATCAGTTGCTGGACTTGCAAATGGCGACTATATTTTCGGCACAGGTATTCCACAAAACACCACCATCGTAAATATCTCTGGTTCGACCATTACGATGAGTCAAGAAGCCACCATCACGATGACTGGCGCTTCCCTTACTTTCTATTCTCCAAGCGTCATCACTACTCCTGGTCAAATTAACTGGGATAAAGACATTAATCTCCGAGTTATCGGATCTTCTCTTACTTACTCTCTGACTGCGAACCCTTCTTCTGGTGACATTACCCTTAATGACGATCAAGCGGCATACATTACACTTGTTAGAGATGTTGTAATAACTCCAAATCTTATTTTTGTTGGTGGATCCCCTACCGTCACTTCAGTGGGCGCAGTATCCTGGACTTCCGGGTTACTAGCTGGTGACTATATCAAGATCGCTTCCAATACTTCAGCTGGATATTATGAAATTCAAACCGTAAACAATTCAAATACTGTTACATTGACCAGTAACGTAGTTTCTGGGGACAACACAGGTGCTGGTGGAGCGCAAGCCAAGTACGCATTCGGTACTTATACCGCTTCTCCTACTCCTTCTACCAATCGTAATATTTACATTGCTAATAGAAACGCAGTACCAGTGTCAGGAAATCTTTTCTGGTTATTTTTACGCGAAGATAATGGTGGAAGTCCACGCGTTTACGTTCGTTTCTTAGGCCAAGAACTTGATAACGGTGAGTCTATTGAAGTTAGTGGTAATACTTCACAAGAATTACTTCAATATATTGGTGCTCCATCAAGCGCATCTTCTAAGCCTCAATATGTAAATTCTCTCAATCCAAATTCTTTTCCTGAGATTACCGCAATTACAGTAGGCGCAGGATCAACGATTTCTACGGGCGAATACTTTCTTATCAATTCTTCAGCAAACGCAAGACAGTATGCCGTTTGGTTCAATGTTAACAGTGGCGGCGGAAAGCCAGTAGTTGCCAACGTTTTATATTTAGAAGTTGATATTTCTAGTGCTGATTCTGCAAATACAGTAGCATCCGAATTAGCAATCGCTTTAAATAGCGAGGCATTTGGAGATTTTAGTGCAGTCGCAGGCGTTGGATCTGTAACAGTAACAAACACTTCTGCTGGTACCTGTAATGCAGCAAGTAATGGTAACGTTGGCGCACCTTTTGCTGTATCCGTTACACAAGCAGGAACTGGATCTGGTAACTACGTAGTTCATGATGGTGACAATTTAACTCTCGCCATTAAAGAACTCGACCAAGCATTCGGTAATTTATACGCATCTCTCGATTCTCCTACGTATGACGAAAGAGTTCTAGTTGTTGCAAGTGGTGCAACACCTCCAGGGTCAATCAATGGTCCAGTAGCAAA